ACAAACACAGTTATTAAGGCAGGTGATACCTTCTCTATTCGCCTACAAATCCTGGCAACCGATTCTCATTCAGGAGCAGCCGCCAAGGCCGCTCTTGCCCAACAACAGGCAGCGGCAGCAGCGGCGGCATCTTCCTCTGCCCAAGCCGCCGCTGCTGCCAACGCCATGCTGGCAGCAGCCGCCGCCCAACAAGCCGTAGCTTCCGCCGCAGCCCAACAGCAGGCCGATGCCGCCCAGCTTCAGATTATTATGACGAGACATTCTGAGCAACAAATCAATGTGAACAATATTGCCTATGTATACGGTGCGGCACAAGCTTCTCTCACTGCCGCCATCGTCTCAGGTCAAGCACAGAGCATAACCCAACAAACCCGCGCCAATGCCCTGGCAGCCGCGGCAGCCTTAACTAAGAATCAAACTATCTTAGCCAATCTATCCACCCAACTCATAACCACTAAATTAAATTATGATGCGGCAGTATCAACTCTGGCAGGTAATCAGACAATTGCCGCGGCAGCTCTCTTGACAAGTGCCAACGCCAATTCTATAACTGCCGCAGCCGCCTTAGCCGCCGCTCAAGCACAGGTAGAAGCACAGGCACAGGCCTCAGATTCTATGAACGAATGCTCCCCTTCCACTCTACAACTACAAATTCTTCTCAGTAATGCCACGAATCCTACTCTTATCCTCAGTAATCAACTCGCTTTCACTAACGCATCTAACGCGTCCCTTTCAGCCTGGAGAAATGTCCTCATGGCTCAGGCAAAGGAACAAGAAGCATCTTCAAAACTAAAGAATGCTCAACAAATCATGAATATGGCGATTATTCTAGGAAACATGTCAAATATACAAATCATGATGGCCAATGTGAATGCCTATGCTGCCTTAGAAGAAAAGGCAAAGGCGGCACTTTTATCGACAAATATGACACTCATTGGCTCCGCGGCAACAGAATATACGGCATATACTACTCTTCTAACAAATTCAACTACCGCGGCAAATCTTTCTAATCTGCTTGCCTTAGAAAAATATAATGAAGCTTCTCTAAAGTTATCTAGCACTGTGTTAAATGTATCTTCTATTGTGTCTTCTGATGTATTCGTCCAAGGCTTTCTGGCGACAGCTCAGGCTAATCTAAATTCCTCCATTGCCGGCGGGGCAGTGGCGAGTGAGAATACTCTTCTAACATCTAGTTTCGTTGGCTATACCGCCTTGACGACATCATCTTCTGCCGCCATTACACGGGCATTTGCTTCTTCTAATGTGGCAGAGCTTCTCGTGGCTTCCATGAATAGTAATGTTCTGGCAACTGCCTCTAACGTTTCAACAATCGCCTTAACGAATGCCGCCCTTCTTTCCACCTTTAGCACAAGTATGGCAACAAAGATAAATTACGAGCAAGGTGTTTTGGCAAATCCTTCTACCATTCAATCTGCCCAGTCTGTGAATTCGGCACACTTAACCTATAACACGATGCTAGAGAAGAGGCAGTTCGCCTCTAATGCCTTATTAGTTGCCCAACGCGCTCTTGATACGGCACTCACTAACCAGGCCTCTCCTCAACATATCGCTCTCTTACAAGCGAATGCTACAGAGGCACAGGCGAAACTCACTTCTGCCGAGCTTGCCCTAAGCACTGCCACGACTCTATATAACTCGGCAACTGTTAACGCAACAGAAGACCCTAACTCTCTCGCTATTTTAACGTTAGCCGCATCAACCATGACCGCTTCTATTTCTACTGCCCTCAATAATGAACTGGCAACGCATTTGTATGCTGCCATAAGCACGCAAAATGGGCGAGATACTGTGTTAAATGATGCCTCTGCCGCGTATACATTGGCCCAAGCTGCCTTGACGAATGCTATAACCGCTGGAAATACGATTTCTCAAATCCAGGGCTTGAATGCCGCCGTTGATTCGGCAAAGGCGGACTATAGCCGAGCGGCAATTGCCGCTTCTGCCGCCGCCTTGGCCGTGTCAACTGCCCAGAACGGTGTCGTATCAGAGCCTAGCACAATTGCCATACTGGAGTCTGCCGCCTTACTAAGCTACAGCACAACCCAAGGCGCTCTCGCGAATGGGCTTGTAAAAGAAGCAACTGCCCTGTATGAGAAATCTGCCATTGCCGCACAGAGTGCCTTAACTGCCCAACTCAATTATAGCACTGCTGTGGCAACTCTTGTTTCTGCCGTGGCAGGTGGAGCAGGCTTATCCGCGATTCAAGGGCTACAGAGTGCCGTGAACTCCACCAGCGTTGTCTATGCCACGGCCACACAGGCAAGTATCCAAGCTGGGGCAGCCTTGATTAATCAGGAACAGGTGGCGGTGGTCAATCCTCTAGCAAAGGCGATTCTCGATACTACTAAGGTTAGTATAGCCGCATCGGCTATAGCGGCATCTGTTCAGAAATATGGTGATGCCGTTGTGAGTGCCGAGGCGGCAACTGCCTCCACCCTCGTGGCAATGGGCAATGCTCAAACCCTATATACAAGAGCTGATACTCTTCTAGATACGGAAATCGCAAGTGGAAATAGTTTAGAGAAAATCCAGAGTGCTCAAAGCACTCTCCAAGGTACCAGTTCTTCTTTAGCTGCGGCAACAGTTGCCTATAATTATTCCCTTTCCACTCTAACACAAAATAAGGTATTCTTTTCCACTTCTACCGAGGCATATACTTCTACTCTTTCTCAAGCGAATATCTCACCTCTTTCTGAGTCCATTGCCGTGGTTGCCGCTGAAGTTGCCAGCCTCGTAGTAGGCTTATCTACGCAAACGGCAGCTCTGGCGTCTCAGGAAGTTGTTCATCTCGCGTCAATTGCCTATGATAGACAAATAGCTCTGGTTAGCTCGATTGCCTCTCTTTCTACCATTTCCTCTATAACTCATGCGGGACAGAGCACTCTTCTTGGCCTTTCGGCAGTATCAAGCGTATCCAGCATTCTGTTCTCCACGGTCCAATCAGATTCTCTCAAACTCGCTCTCGCTACTGGCGCTGTTTCTCGCGCTGAGCAATCCTATGCCACAGCACAAGCAGCTGCCGCTGCCAGTCCTCTTTCTTCCTATGTGTATACGGCCCTAGCCAATTATATAAGCTCAGCCGATTCAATCATCCCTTCTCCCTCAGCCCCCACAGGCTTGACCTTTAGTGGTGTATCTGCTTCTGGATTTACTGTCAGCTGGCAAGGGGCAACTGCCGCGTCTTCTTATACCTTTGTGTTAAATGGGACTCAGGCAACACCTACCACACAACTCGGCATGTCAGCAACCTTTTCTGGACTGGGCAGCAGCACCCAATACACGGTTATTGTAATAGCGGTAAATTCTAAGGGCAATGTTCCTTCTGCCCCCTTTACCGTGTCAACCCTGAGCCCTCCTCCTATACAGCCTCTTCTAAGTGTAACAAATATCACCACAAATACTGCTCAGATTAATTGGACTGGCGGTGATGGAGCAACATCCTATTCCTATACCTTAGACGGAACCCCCACTACTCCTATCGTAGACAGTGGACTCATTTCTAATTTCATTGTCTTTTCTGGTCTAGTAAGTCAAACGACATATACTGTAGTGGTCAACGCAACAAATGCCTCAGGCTCAACGGCTTCTGTTGGAATATCTTTCACAAGCTTATAAAGTCCTCTAATAACTAAAGAGTAGACCACCACGACCACCATAGACCTTCAAGATGTTATATGTTTCCACCCATACTGATACAGTATAAGTAGGAACGTTTGAAACTGAGACAGAGCCACGGAGAGGTTTGAATGCCAGGCTGAGCTCTAACTTTTGTATCTTATCCAAGTTTGCGTGGCCTGTTGGTACGCCTACTCCATACTCTTCTAGACTTGTGCCAAAAGGTAGATTGTAGATATACTTGTTATGCCATGGGCTCTTTCTTTGCTCTAAGCTCGGTAGAATGCTCCTATAAAAGGCTGGATTCTGCGTTGAGTATCTGACTATACGCCCTTCGTAGTTCAGACTCAGGCTTGAAATCGGCTCAGAATCTTCGGCAGAATACGCTGGACTATGTGGTGAGTAGGATGTCAGACTGAGTCCTTGGGCATCTGGCCACCAGGGAGCGACAAGTCCTATGCCACTGGCGTCGCCAATAAAGGTTCCACTCAAATCGCGCGTCATGAGAAAGGGGGCATTCAGTAAATCGGCGTCATTGCGATGACATGTAATAAAGAGTTGCCGGCACATATTTGGCACTCTCATGTTAATACGGGTTGTTGACGCGCCCTTGGTATCTTGTGTAAAAGAATAATGCTGGAGAATTGGATAGGTTAAGTCTGATAGACGAATCCTATTCGCCTCAGGCTTGTCAATATAGACGTATTCCACGAGTAAATAGGATTCGGCAATCTCAAAGGAATCTGCCATCTTAATTCCAGGAATCTGGCGGACCCTGACTGATTTCTCAGGATTTCCATTGAGTCCATACATTTCCGTTCCATTCGGGTCTAGGACAAAGAAGGGACTGGACGCCATAGGTGGCATGGCCAGATTCCCTTTTCTTGGAGCTGGAGGTTGAGAAGCAATAACGGTATCATAATTCGTATAAGTTATATTACACTTATTTGACACATATGAGCCACTCGTAGGAACCTTTTGTATGGTGTCTCCCTCGGTTACTTGGTTCTGACCACTGCCATAGGCATCATTCGTCTTTATTCTGCTCGTTGTCGTGTATAGTCGGTCAACTGTGTTAAATCCGATATTGATTTGGACGGCATCTATACCTATTGCGTCAATCGGCAAAGCTACAGAAGGGTCTCCTCTCGCGAACCAGAAAGGGAGGGGTGTTATGAGAGTTTGTTGTCCTGAGAATCCGTTAGATTTCGGTGTAAATCCGTGGTCCCAGCGTCCAATCATACGATTCACCGTCGTTGTCTTTTCAAGAGGTGTTGTAAATTCATCAAGGACTTCTAAGAGTGTTCCTTCTATGGCATCGATGGGTGCTCCTCCAATAGTGAGGGATGCCGAAGTCAGAAGAGCGTTGCCAACAGAATTTGTCCATCCAAAGGTCGGGCCAGCGAAAGGAAGATTGTTAGCGGTTGCCCACGCTCTCGCCGTCGCTTGCGTTGCCGAGATATCTGGCATAACTGTTACCAAAAATACTCGCTTGATAAGATGACCTCTGCGTGGTAAGGTTATGCGGGCAGTTGTCCCGAATGCCGGTTGATTATCAAAGTCTACACGATATGTTTCTGTTGTAAAGCGCCCAGCCTTTATATACGATTTCTGGAAGACATCAACCTTCGGCTGCCCCTTTGGCGGTAAGAGGCGCTCATCTTGGAGCCCTGACACTAGCATTTTTAATAGGCTTGCCGATGCCATCTGTTTGTGTCCTAACTATTTCTTTAGAACTAGGAATTTCCGAGGGTCTAAGTAGAAATGACCATCTTTCACATCTATTTAATTTTCTTAAAGGTGGCCTTTGTTGTCCAGTTTATCTTGATTATTATGAAAAAACAAGACCATCACGGAATCGTATTTATAGTAAGTAATATGGTATTCAAGATATCAATTGGTCTGTTCATTATGATTTATTTTCTTTTACACGATATTAAACAAATGGATTATTACGATAAGATGATTATTGGATTCGCGGGAACAATTCTCATTTATGACGCCTTCTATATTGATATGCCGAAGGCTCTGGCAATATACAAGATTAATTTCAGCCCTTATACGATTATAAGGGATATTATAAAGGTCTGATAGAACTCAGAAGCTAGAATAGATACTAGAATTTATCTTTTTGGTTGGTGTTCTTGGAGGAGAGGCCATAACCTTCTGAGGTGGAGCATCCTCATCAGAAGGCTCTGGCTGCGTATAATAACAACAAGGAAAGTAGCTGCCATTCTTACAGCACGCCTTGACAGGGTACGGATACGTCGGTGTGATTCCATTCGAGGCATTCTCACACTGGATACAATGCTCGACGCATATAATAGGCAGGGAGAGGGGAAAGAAACAGATGGCACAGGCAGAGCATACGATTGCCTCTGCCTTTGACATTTGGGGACTTGTGTTAAATGGATGTTTGGAATTGATTTTTTTAGCGACGTAGCGGGCAAGTGCCGCAATCTTAGCTCTGGAACATCGGGTTCGCCATACCGTTCTGGAAGCGCAGCCATTGAAGCGTAGTGACAAATACCTTGACTTCCCACGTGTCTTTCGGCGCGGCGACATTTAAGGTTAGACGAATTGTCTGGAGCCGTGAAGCATTCAAGGTTCCTGACGGTTGATGTTGCCCTGGAGAAGTGGCCAGTGAATATCCATAAATAAATTTCTTATATGACGTTATGGAACCATTATGTTTCTTAGCTAGATGACTCCTAAAGAATTGCTCGTCGGCATTCACAATTTCCACCCCATTAAATTGAATACTCGCCGATTTTAAGAGAGGAACGCGAGGATTATAGATGGGGTCTTCTTCTTTGTGTAAGACAGATGAATAGTTCGTCCATTCACTTTGATTCGCTGTTCCCTTGCGCCGAACAAACCAGAAAAACTCTTCCATGGGATGATTTACTTCTAAGGGAAGCTGGACCGTTATTGTGTCAGAGGAGGTTTTATTGGTTGCGTATTTGAGGGGCTCTTCAAAGTAGAAGGTTGATACATCACGTCGCAAAATCTCAAACGGACTTCTCAGAATTCGCTGGCGCATTTCCCCATCCGTATTCGCCGCCTGCGTCACCAGCTTAATTGTCTTGAAGTTGGGAATGGTTGCCTCGGCAGTAACGAATTCATCGATCTGGACAGAATTCAGAAAATTCGTCGCGGCAAATGTTAGACCAAGGGGAGTATCTGTTACACAAGGACGAGGAGAGGTCAGATTCTGAATACATTGATGAAAGGGGCGTAGGGTAACGTGTATTCGAACAGACCCCTCCTTACATGCCAGAAGTGGGAGCGCCTCCTTGAGTTTTATGCGATTAAAAAAGAAGGGGAGAGGAATATACAGAGTTCGGTCCTGCGTCGGGAAAGGACGTGCTTGTGTGGGCTGGGAGAACCCAAGGCCATCTTGGGCAATTCCAAATTGTGCGTTTATATCTTGTATATTGAAAAACACATTCAAGAAATCTCCGTCAATAGTCTCAATGGTAGAATCGCCAATTTCCAGCTCCGCCTTTTCCACGATTGATGCGCCAAGAGCTTGGGCATATGCCCAGAAATCTGAGGTTATCTTGTATTTACCTGATTCTAGACGTAGGAGGGTGGTATCATCTAACCAATGTCCTAGCTCAATCTGTAGCATAGTATTCAACAACAAATCTCCACAACCCACTGATTTTACATCAAAGGTGAACCTCTGACCAAAGACAGTTGGTCCGCGAAAGGGAAATTCTTGTATGGAAAGTGTAAAAGGGTTTAGTTTCTGATTTCTTGGTAGCCACCAGGTTTTTTCAGCACCTAGAGGAAAATATTCATTATCTTGAAAGTCTCTCGGGGTTAAATCAAGGAGTGTCACAATATCTCCTCCTGCTCGTTCATAACCGACAAATAATTCTCGTTCAAATGTGTCTAAATAATTTGCCGATAAATCTGTTAGGGTCCCCATCTATCCTAGTTCGGCATCTCAGTTAAATGAAAACAACTCAGCCCCACCCTTTCCATCTGTCTGGAACTGTCCCCAACCTTCTTGGATTATGTTTAATTGAGTTGTTTGTTTTGCTATGGCAATGCCGGGATTAGCTAAATCAATAAAGAATGTAGGTTTATCAGCAGTGGAAAAGTTCACTGTTCCAATCTTATCAAGCTCTGGCCTTCCTCTAGGAGTCGCGCCAAGAGTCCAATTCATCGTATTAAGCTCTAGTCCAGAATCACAGTCCTCTTTGGCATAATTCGTCAAATCTCTCCAGACTTGTGGAGTCTGGGGGCCCTCTCGTTGGCCGCCAGCAATAACCAAGGTAACTGTGTTAAAGTAGGGTTTGCCAGCACTCGTCATAACTGAATATAAGCGATTAGCCAAGATATCTGCCGAAGACCTGAAATACCAGATGAGGCGGCTTGTCGGATGTCTTCCATCAATGCGGCGTTTCACTTGTGAGATTCCTCCTGCCACGACAGATGTATATTCCAGTGCGCTTTGTGTAAAGGTGTTCTCAAAGAGTCTGGTAAAACGGACCTTGGTAGGAATCTTTTCTAAGGCTTGCTGCATCTCATTGTCGACATAGACTTGGCTGGTTTCCAATTGTAGCTCTATAGGAGGAATATTCTCCCTCTTCAAGCTTGTAAACGGCTCTAAGGTGGGGGGCTCGTAATTTCTTTCCCTGCTTTTCTGAATCGTCATTGCCGTATTCCAAGGAGTAGGTTTCTGTCTCTGGTCAGATGCCTCAACAAGGTCTTCAAGTCTTCTCAGCTTACACCTCAGGCGATAGGTATGCCGCATAGCTCCTCGTTGAGGAAAGCCTTGGCCTTCCCCTTGGCATCCAATAAGAGGAAGCTCTAGCCGTAGGAGTGGAGGTGTTGCGTTCTTTTGAATAGAGAAAGGTGAGCCATCGTGGTCGCCTGTTTCTTCCATCGTCAGAAATCTGCGCGAATATGTTCCAGAGTTTTTGGAGAGAGCCCATAAGGTATCGCCGCTGAATTCTTGAAGTAGGATATTATCTTGGAAAAACTGAATATTCTCAAAGAGAAAGTAGGCGATTCCTTGAGTATAACCGTAAGAAACGCCACTTGTATCTTTGATGATAGATTTCGTGTTTAGAGCGGCCTGTGTGGCAGGAAGCCAGGTAGGGAGTTTTATTAAGATACATGGGTCCTTCATGAGGTCGCCGACAAGGTCAAAGGCGAACTCTACAGAGCGTCCAAATTCTGCCGTAGATACGGGAGGGACTGTTCTGCGCTCTGCTAAAAGTGGGGCCTGTGCCTCATAGGATGAGTCAAATAGAAAAACGGATTTGGAATCATCTCCATATAAATACACGTCCTTGTTGCCTCTGGCGAGGAGCTCATATAATGAACCTTCGGCGGTGGCAGTCATTCTCTTTTCTTTGTCAGTGTATTTTAGACTAGCCTTCTAGGCTAGTCTGTTTCTTTGTTTGTGTTAGAAGGGGTATTTACCTTCTCTGATGAGGGAGAGGGGGCAACTGTATCAAGAATAAGTCGTGAGATACCCATCATGATGACCGTTGAATAAGAGACCTGCGTTGCGGTCATGACCTGAATGCCCACTTGACAGACCGGGCTTCCTGATGTTACTAGGCCTTGGAGGAAGCCGTAGAATCCATCAGGAACACAGGCGGTTGAATATGCCTTTGTCGCGGCATAATGCGCCGAGTAAGAAATTAGTGCTGAAATGATTCCCTTTGCTAGAGATGAGTTTAGAATGTCCATGTTATATAGTGATTGTTAGGGGAGTTTAGGCATCTGCCTCTTCCTCTGCCTCTGCCTCTTGCCTGTCAATATACTCCTTTAGCTCCTCTGTAGCTTTCAGAACAAAACTCGGTTTCTTATAGTTGGAATACATACTCAGATATCCAATACGCCCATATTTCATAAAGTGAATCTCCTCATTCAGAATATCATGGTCGCCTCGTAGCCAGGCATCCATGAGCGCCTTTGTTGACTTATAGCCGGCATCGGTGGAAGGAATGCCAATGTCATTTAGTTTTTTGAGAAGAGGAATAATCTCGTCTAATTTCTCTTTCATGGACTTTGGCATTCTGAGTCATAGTTGGAGAGATTCTTTAGTCCAATCCTAGAAACGTACGGCCAATCTTACTCGTTACGAACATTCCACAACCGGACGCAATCTGCGCATAGAAAATAGGAGTTCTTTTTGAGCAACATAATAAATATGCTGATAATCCAAGGAAGAGGACTGAACACAGCCAGAATAAGGTAGTGAACGTATCCATTCTTTATTATATACAAATAATAAAAAAAGATTTAAATGTCTGTGGTCAGCCCTGGGGTCTAATTTTAATTAGAGCCTTCCGCCGAAGGCGTGGGTGCGGACTTTAGTTCGTGCCCTCACCGAAGGTCCTGGGGTCTAATTTTAATTAGAGCCCTCACAGCCAAACGCGCCCATAGTAGAAGCAAATTTAGGAACACCTGTATCATAAGATAAATAGGAAATTCCCCCCTGGTTATTATACTTTGACTCGTAGGAGTCATATTTGAAGAGTGAAGAAGAAGATGGGGCCATAATGACGTTTGTTTGAGTAGCCTGTGCTGTGGTTGTATTCTTACTTATTGTTACGGTAGTTCCTGAAATTGATACGATGAGTGTGTTAGATGGAATTCCTACAGCATTGACGTAGGCACCGACTATAGGTGATGTGCCACTTACATAGGTCAAGGTGGGCTGACCAGAAGTCCATGTTGCCAGAAAGGTCTGTTTCACGGAAGCCGCGGCAGCTA